AACATAGTGCCCATAGCGGCAAGTGAACCAGTTACTTTGTCAGAGTCAATAGATGAGAGCACCAGCAAACTGACGGAGAGTACGGCGATAGATGCGGCGATCTTACCCAAAGCATCGGACTTCAACTTTGTCTGCCAAGCCTCCAGACTTCCACGAACACCATCCAAAATCTTTGTGACACCGCCACCGAGGCCCTTGACCCAATCCTTGAGGCTGGTAAATGTATTCTCCAGTTCCTCTACAGGATCGATGAATTTGTTGATTGCGGCTATAATGCCGCCAGCGGCCAAAGCGTTCAGGAAATCAAGGATGCCGTTGAAATTGGCGTTGCTCAGGGTATTGATAAGACCGTCGATAGCTTTTCCGAGCAGCCCTCCGATAGCACTGGCGACCTGTCTGATAAGGGTTCCAATGCCCGTCAGGACCTGAACAAATTTATTCCCGGAAACAGCCCCGTCAATCTCACCCATCGAGTCGACAACACTATCTTTCATTCCGACAATGCCGTCTTTCACCCACTTGACCCTTGTGCAGATACCATCAAAAACGACCTGCAATTTCTCCAGGCCCGGCGCTCCGACTTTCTCTTTCAAAGTCCCAAGGAAAGCTTCAACGGAAGCCGTTGCCCCATCGAGACCAGGGAAGCCCAAACTCTCGCCAATCGCGGCTGCAAAGCCAGTTACAGCAGTAATAGCGCCTTTCACGACGTCCACGATAGTTTTGAGCCCCTTGTAGAAGACATCACCTTTCTTGATAGACTCGTCAAGTTTAACAAGCCATTCGCCAAAAGACCCAGTCAGTCCGAGGACGCCAGTAAGCAGCCCTCCGACAGCAGACCCAGCCGGAGTGATGACACGCCACAAAGCACTAAAGGCTTGTTTCACGATGTCGAGTATCGCAAAGAGGCCTTTGAATGTGTTTCCGATGTCTTGTAGTGGCTTGTTGGTAGCTCCAGTAAACCCATCCGAACCTTCCTCCGCCTGTGTGAAGAAATCTCTTATCCTCTCAGATGCGGAGTGGAGAGCTTCGATAAAAGAATAGAGCTGCTCAGATGTGGCAGGAGGGAAAATATCCTGCCAAGCGCCTTTGATGGTCTGGAATAACCCCTGAACAGCCTTTGCGCCATTCAGGAGAGAATCGAGCAGGAGTTCACGACCACTCTGACGACCCAAAGTGCTGACCAGAGAAGCAAGATTGCTGTCTGAAGATTTGGCTTCCTCTGAAAGGGCTCGAAGAGCATCAATCTGCTCCTGGGTATAGCCGATATTTTGAAGTTGCTCATCCGACAGTTCCGAAATGCTGACCTGCGTGCCGGCGGCTTTGCTGACCAAATTGTCCAGCGTATCAGAGAGAATGTCGGTGGTCAGCCAACCCTTGGAAAGGGCAGCATCAAATGAGCCGGCTTCCTCAATCATCTTGTCCAAACCTTCAACAGAACCCTCAGCGGTCTCCCGAAGGGTATCTCGGAATGAATCGACAGAGATTCCTGTTTCATTGACTCGATTTTTGAGTTGCCCCCAGCTTGACATCAGGGCTCCTTGGAGAAGCGAGTTTCTTGCTTCGGACGACCCGTCAATAATGCTGCTGAAAAATTCGGAGAAAGTACGAAGCGTTGTCTTCGCCTCTTCGTAGTCACCAGCGATCAACTGCCAGGTCTCGGCCCAACCGGACTGAGCACTCTCTTTAAGAGTGTCTAAAAGCTGAGACCAGGTTTTGACATCCTGAGCAGCCGCAAAGGCTTTCTTGCCGATTTCTGTAGTTTCATCAGCATAATCTTTCAGCGTCGAAGTCAAGACCTCCGTGGTCATCCACTGCTCCTGAAGACTATCATTGAACATATGAGTCGCATCAATAACAGTCCCCTTCGCCAAAGTCTTATACATGCCATCGGCGGTCCTCGTTAAAGTACCAGCTGCAACAGCAGATTCAAGAAGCTGTGTCTTGAACTCAACAGTAGCCATGTTGGCATTCTCGATGGACTTCCAGTCAATCAGCTTAACGTAGCCTGCCGAGAGCGCCTGAGCAAAGTTGTACATTGCTCGGGATGCTTCATTGGCGTTTGCGCCAGATACAGCAGCCACGTTACTGACACCCTGAATTGCGGCAACGGCGTCATCCAGCTTAACACCGGCATTGGTGAACTTACCGATGTTGGAGGTCATATCAGAGAAGGAGTAGATGGTGCGGTCTGAATACTTGTTCAGTTCGTCCAGTTTCTGATTGACTTTGTCCAGGCTTTCACCGGTACTTGCCATGATGGTCTGGATAGAACCCATCTTAAGCTCATACTCACTGAAACCCGTCGAAATCGGCTCGATGGTCAGGGAGGAGAGAAGACGCTTACCAGCATTCACCGCAGAATTGGTGATGTTGGAGAGAGCAGTCATAGCTACGACTTCAAATGCCGAGAATTTTGCTTGTACAGTCTCGACAGAGCGCCCGATTGCGGACATATCGCATTTCTTAGCAGCCGTGCTGAGTTGGTCAAAGCCTTTCGCGGCCCCATCCAGATCTAAGCCTCTCTTGAGCTTCTCCAGAGTTGACAAACTCGTTTGCACACCGGATTCAAACTGCTTGTTATCAAATCGCATTTCTACGACTCTCTCATCGACTGTCCTGCTCATAACCGTTCAACCTCCTTCCATGCGTCATTCGCAATTTGGTCAAAAATAGGCTGGATAGCGGGGTTGATGTAATCTCGCCCTTCTACCCAGCCGCCTGTTCCGGTGCCATGTCCATATTGCAGGATGATGGCAATGGGAACTCCATTTTGAATGTTGGAGTTACGGAACGAAATCGTCGCCGTCCCGTTTTTGTTTGTGATCTCGTAATACCACGAACTCGCCGTCAATCCGGAGTCGACAGGTGTCGCAGACGCAAGGGCGGCCACTCCAGCGCGACCGTACTTATCGAGATCACCGAGGCGCACAACCTCTTTTGCTCTTTCTAAGAATTTGGTCAGGTGAGAGAAGTCGCCCTTTTGTCTGAACGTAATCATACGGTTGCTCCTTTACGACAGCTTCTTGCAGTAATCGAGGGACACCCAGCCAATGCCGGATTTGAGCTTACCCCAGAGGATAGCGCCCTGTCCGGTTGCCTCACTGACGATGGTGTAGACACCGGGCTTGATGGCTTTCTGGACAATATCCGTATTGGTACCCGGACCCTTTCGGATTCGCAGATCGGTTGCAGTGATGCGAACCTTGTATGGAACCGTACTCACCGGCTTAGTTTCGGCCGGAGGAGTAACGCCCAACTTGGCGTTCACCTTCGCGGCGATGTCGCCGAGCCGCTGGTAGATGTAGTCGCCGGGGCACGCCTTGTTGGCGAACCAGCGGTGAACCGTGAGGTTCTGCTTGGCGGGGTTGCCCACCAGGTTCTTGTCACCGGACCACAGCAGTTTCTTGATGCCGTTGCGCCGGCAGATGTCGGTACACAGCTCGATCAGCGCGGCCATGGCCTTCTCGGTGATGGCGTAGGGGTGCTTGGTATCGCTGGCCACCTCGATGGTAACGGCCTGGTAGTCGTTGGACTTGCCGGAAACCCCGTTGACCCGGATGGGATTGCCATTCTTGTCATAGCCCCCGGTACACCAGGAGCGGTCCTTCTCCTCGACACACAGGCCGATGGAGCCGTCATAACCCACAACGTAGTTGCAGGACGCCCCCTTGCTGCTGGGCTGGAACACCTCGCACCCCCGCTTGGCGGTCACCTGGCCGACAAAGCAGTGGATGGTGATAGTGTCGATAGCGTGGTTCCGATTGGGCGTCCGGTTCGGAGAAATCATCCTTACCGTAGCCAGGGGGCTGTTGGAGAATCCCATAGAGCTGACACTTCCTTTCTTTGCGTACTTGTCGAAATACTTCTGGCCATACTCGGCCCTTTTGACCTGTGTTGCGGCTGTGTTCATACTTGCCGGTTTTTCAAACTCCAGCAGAACGATATTGGAAGCTTCGAGTACGGTCGACACGGTTTTGAGTCTGCCGAGGAGGCCATAGCTGGAAAGTTCCTTCAGCAAAAAATCAAGCTGCATCTCCAAATCACCAATAGACTTCTTAGAAGCCTTGGCATAGGCCAACAGGGCCTCTTTGCGACTCCAATAAGTCCACTGAGCCAGACCATATCCGGCGCTGTCTCGAACGAAGTTGGTATAGCGTCCCTTGTCCACCAGTTCGGTGTACTCGGCATCAGCCATACCAAACTTTCCTTCATAGGTGTTTTGGAGATTATTCGGGCGCAGGCCAGACTCGGCATAGAGATTGCCCATCAGGCCAGCAACACCATAATCGGAAAGACCCTTTGATTTCAGGTAATTCCAAATTTTTTCCTCATTTGTTGTTCCAATCAGAGGCATCCTTATCACCCTCTCGTATTCAGTTTCTTTCTCCGGGCGGCGTTAAGGGCGCGATTTCGAGCAATGATTTCTTGCCGACTCATCTTCTTCTGCGGTGCATTCTTTACATTGCAGACATTGATAAGGGTAAGAAGACGACTCAAATGCCACTTCTGACACTCGAAGGGGATTTGATACGAGACCATCCAATAATAGATGATCTCCGATGTGACATACTCACTGCTTGCGGCCCTATTTCCTCGTTTCGGGAAAGTTGTAGCAGTCATAGACGCATCGATGTAAGCAGACACCTCAGCGAGAAGCTGCGGGGTAAGCGCTTTATAAACATTGGGGTCCACATTCTGTGTCAGTGTCATGCACCGAACATAGTCGATGGACTCCTCTGCGGTCCTTTTCTCTTTGGAAAGGAAAGGCTTACGCCACTTTGCCTCCCATTTTGAAAGGGAGACCAGAGAATGCTCCAACTGGAGCGTCTGCTCTTTCGTCATGATGGGGATAAATTCGCTTTTTGCTTCGTCAAACTCTTCCCCTATCTGTGTGGCAGGTACTACGATTTTCAGCATCTCCGGTCGCCCCACTTATTTTCAGGTCTGAGCCCCAAGAGGGGTAACAGGAGCCTTGGGCGCATCAGAAGCCGCGGGCTTCTGGACGGGAACGATGCCATTGACGAACTCGGCCGCCTTCTGCGCATCAGTCGCCAGCTCCATGAACAGGTCGCTGTATGCCTCAGTCTGGGCGAAGGCATCCCGGATCTCCTGGTTCTTGACAAACCGCCGCCCATCAGGGGACTTCTCGCCATAGGCACGCAGAACGATGTCCTTGAACAGGGCGATGATCTGCTTGCCGTCCTTTGCAGCGACGATGCGGTTAATCATCTCGACGAGGCCGCCGTCGACGGAGAGTTCCATCTCGGTCACCTCGGCCTGGGTCAGGTTGAAGTAGAAATCCTCGGTACGGGAAAGACCGTTGTAGTCGGTATAAGTCATGGTGCGTTTCAGCATGGTAAGTTTTCTCCTTTCAAAAATTAAAGGAAGCGGAGCCCTCGGTTAGAGAGCCCCGCTTCGCAGGTCGTATGGCCAGTAAATCAGCTTGAATTAACCGGCAGCAGCTGTGCCCTTCATCAGCTCAACAAGCTCTGTGGGCATCAGCAGACGAGACTCATTCTCCTCGGTACCATACAGGATTGCCTCCAGAGCGGCCATCACCTCAGCAGAGGTCTTGGTGGAGTTAATCACCAAGTGTGCAGCGGGCTTGGCACCGGGCACTTCCACAGGAGTGGTAGTAGCATCCCAGCTCATAGCGGTGGGCTCGGGACTCTCGTTCACAGTACCATGATTGCGCTGAGAGGGAGACGCCTGGGCGCCGTAGACCAGGTGGATCTTGTAGCCGTGGTCCTGTCCCTCTGTGTCGTTGCCGATCAGAGTGCGATAGGCCAGGCCAAAGACCTTACGGGTCTGCTGACCCGCAGTAAGGCCGGGGGCAATCTCGACGGAGCCGTCGCAGGCTTCCCACTCGTCGGGATAGGTATAGGCCTCAATGCCGAAACCAAAGTCCTCGGCGGCCATGATATTCAGGTACTTGATGTTGTCGGCATAGAAAGGGTTAGCCTCGCCGCCGGAGGGGTTCTCGTTGATAGCGGTCAGGCCGCTCCAAGCAACGCCGTGGTCATAGACGCCGCTCTTACCCATGGGGAAGAGTACGCCGTGGTCAACGCCAGTTTCATACTTGCGCTCGCCGACTTTATCCCACTGAAGTTTCATTGAAGGTTCCTCCTTATTCAGTAATAGAGTGTGAATACGTCATGGTGTAGGTTTTCTGCCGTATAGTGACTATCGTGAGAGCACATCGGCAGAAGCGCGATCTTATGAGGAAGATCACTATCCGGGTTTCGATAGATGGCTATCACCTGATAGCAGTCGTGAAGGGTGTACGGATGGTTGTTGGCAAAAACCGGCTTGATCTTAGTCCGAGAATATCGGATGCAGTCATACTTCATCTTCAAGTTCTCGGGAGGTTGAAAGTACACATTCTCAGAGCCAAGCAATCCCTCCAAAATTGTCTGAAGTTCAATTCTCCGGCTCATTGTAGAGACCTCCAATCGTCAAGATCAAACGGGGATAACCGACTTCCACTTTGGAAATCTTCCACTTTGCACCCATAAACACGACATACCGCATTCTGTGGAAATTCTCTCTGGCAAATGGATCGGCGACTATGCTGATCTCATTTGCAACATTGATGTCGTCATTGAGAGTCTCCGAAGACTGAAGCTGGCGTGTATTCCGAGTCAAATCGCCGTAGTACGGATACTCAACGATTTTCTCATCATACACGCCAGGTGCTGTCTTTACAGTTTCAGCATAGCCGACCGATCCATAAAACTTTGCCATTTTGAATCCTCAGATCAGGCCCCGACGGCAGCCTTCACGGGCTCCTCCAGCGCAATGGCGGAGTACAGCCGGGTCAGAGCACCGGACAGCCGGGTCTCGATGAGGTACTTGTGCTGGTTGAAGTCGATGTCGAACTGATCGAACCGGCTGATCTCGCCACCCTTGGTTGAGCCGATGGTGTAGTCGGACAGATTGACGAAGATGCCCAGCAGCTTGTGCCTGTTGCCGTCATCGTCCTCGCGCACCAGGCCCTCGAACTGCTCGGCAGTATGGATCGCACCGACATTCAGCGCAGCGGCCAGATCGGTACGGGAGTCGTAGATGCGGCGGCCGTTCATGTCGCGGGCCAGCAGCATCACGTTGACCAGATGAGGCGTGCAGAAGAGATCGGGCGTGCCGGAACCCTTGTACTTCTCACGGGAGTACATGGCGGCGGTGATGATGGCCTCGGCATAGATGAAGTTCTCGCCGAAGTTCATATCGGTCCGGGAGCCCTGAAGCTCATTGCGGGCGGCAGCGACATCCACGTCATAATGAATGGTGTACAGGTCATCGTCGTTCCAGATGGAGCGGATGTGATCCTCAGAGATCTTCATCTCATCCCCGGCATCACGGCCATCGCCGACCATAACCGCAAGGGCGACCTCTTCGTTGAGGTTCTGCTTCATCACCCCGTACTGGTACTCGACCACGTCGAAATCGGTGATGTCGACGATGTCATCACGGTGCAGAGAGTCGATGCAGTACACGGTCTGGGGGTCAGTGGTCCGGCTAATCATGTTCATGTTGCCGGCGGGAGTCTTGCGCTTACCCTTCTGGTAGCCATGACCGCGGGCACGCTCATTGCGGGCGTCCATCTGGCGGGTACGGATACGGCTGATGGGGGTCTTGCGGACCTTCTTCATGACCACGTCGACCCAGCCCTGATCGCGGGTGAGCAGCTCAGGAGCGCCGGAGCGGATGTCCTTGTAGTCGGGGAACAGGCTCTCAATGTTGTCGATGCCGTGCTGAAGCGCCTCATCCCCGTTGGCAGCGGCCTCATCGGCGTAGATAGCGAGAGCAGTCCGCAGGCTGCCGACATTGTTCTGCTTGGCCAGGCCCAGAATCTCACCCTGAACGGCATGGCTCAACGTGGTCTCCCGAGTCTCTTCCTTGTCGAAAACATTGTGCTTCATGGTGTTGTCTCCTCCTTTGGTTTTATCAGTTTTGTCGGGGTCGTCATCGTTGTCCCCCTTTTTGGAAGCCCCCAGCTCCTCCGCAGTAGCGGCGATGAGGGCGTACATGACGGTCCGCTGCTTTTCAGTCATACTGTCGACAACGTCCTGAACGGTCTCGTCATTCTTGGGCTTGTCCTCCGGCTTCGGATC